AATAGATCTTTGAAAGTATCATCAATATAATTCAATACCATCTCGCCCTCGATCGATAGCTTGGCATTATAAATATCATCTGGATTGTATTCGCCAATGACATGATCTCGAATAAGTCCAGTGTCAAAAGTTATATTTACACTCTTGATCACTGTTTCAGTTGCCCCAGCCAATCCGCCCTCTGTCGCAGCAACTTTGACTGTGATGTCTTTGCCTATAAAATCATATTCTGTATCATAGCTTGGCGTGTCTGTATTTGCTGCCCCGGTCTTTGCAACGAAATTAATAATCGCTTTGACATACTCATCGACATTGGCCTGAATCTCAAGCGTGCTAACCATCCCATTACTCAAAACCTCTTTTGATATTGATCCATCGTGCATGAATAGATTGAGCGATGGATGAATAATATTCTGCGCCATCTTGAAAATATGTTGATAAACCGACCCAGCAACAACCGATGCTGTATCCGCGCCATAAAGATTATAAAGAAAATAACCAATAGCATCGGCCTGCACATTCATCTCAAGATCGCCCTCGTACCATTTTTTAGTAACGCGCGCGCCGATCGTATCCTCGACATTTCCTTGACTTGATTCGTCGATTGTTTTTTCGGCTCGTTCAATAACATTTGCCACTACTTTTGGCATCCACTTCTCTGCTACGGTTGACGGTGTTCCTCGACTCTCCTCTGTACCGACCCCGACTTGAATTTGTTTTCCTATGATTTCACTCATATAATTATATATTAATTTATTTTATTAATTAGTGTTTAACGTTGTGATTATAATTCGCATTGCTGCGACGACCATATATCCATCTTGTCCATTGTCTGGAACCCAATCGCCTGCCAATAACTGCACTGTGGTTCTGCCAGCGATCGCGAGATCCCATCCTGCCGAAAGTGCCTGATTTATGGCATCGAACGCTTTTGGCATAACTTCCTCCCACAACTGCTCCTGTGTTTTGCCCTTTGTCTGGCCAACAACGATATAAGCATCGTACTCATACACATCACGATTTTGATTCGTAGTGTCAAACTCACTCAAGAACTGCGCGGGCCTAAACACTAACGATGGATATTTAGTATATTTAGATTGTGGGAAAGCGTACACCTCAGCAATCTCCGAGACTGATTCAAAAATTATCTTGAGTGCTGGTGTTATTTCTGTGTATCCTATTTGCGACATATTTTTATTTAGCTAAAGCTGAAACTATATTTTTTAACATCTGATCCGCAAGCTCATTGATTTTTGGTTCTTGATCATCCTTTGCTTGATCAAGCCATGGCCTCTCGCGCATGACCCTCGTGCCGTCATGAACCCATCTTGCATATTTGACATTTCGTGGAAATATCCGCGCTTTGTACTTCTCAAAAATCGTCTGGTGTAACTGTCGCAAATTTGATGTATCAACCGGCACGCCCCTTTTTCTGCCACTCTGGCCAACTTTCCAAGGGTTACTATTTATCTGACTTTTGTATTTTGCAATTCCCCTGACGAGGAAATTCTGGATCTCCCTGATTGTGGTTTTTGGATTTCGTTTAATGGCTCGCTGTAATTCAATCAACCCTTTGACTTTGATAGTGAAATTTGCCATATGGTTTTAACTCAATAAGATCTCATCCTCCTCAACTAATAACTGTAAATGTTTATTGTTTGCACTATCGAAATTCATCTTTTGAATCCCGCGCACCGAGTATGTCTGGCCATCTGGATCCGTGAGCGTATCCCCAACCTGCACATCTGTATCAACTGCACACCAGACATAGTTGCTCTTTGTTGACATTCCTGTAACATTGGCCACTGTTTCTAAATCAATCATTTGCAACTGCCCCTCGAACGTACCGACAACACTCTCCTCGGATAAATCCCCGGTCCATGTCATGCGACTGACTGAAAATAATGTGTCGAAAAATCTGTCAATACTCATATTACATCGCTACTTTTATATATCTTTGTAAAATCTCAAGCGCTTGTTTATACGCGCCCCAACCGCCATTGCTACTTTCGCCAAGATATGTGATCGAATAAGATCCAATCTTCTCTGATTTAATATCTCCCGCGCTTTCCTGCCTGTTAAAATTATACATTCCTGCAGCAAGAATCGTAGCCACGAAACTTATATCATCTGGAACTGCTGTTGAGAATCCCCATTTTGCCGTTATGCGAGCATTCTGGCATCCTTTGATCCAATTCCTACTCCTCAATATAATCGCTTTAATAGGCGAAATTATGGCCCCTGCATCGTCTGTGATATTGCCCGGTGATGTAAAATAACCATTTGAGCCACCCTCTGAAATTGTCTCGAATGAATCCCCGAACGCATCCAGTCCGCGCTCAACCTTTGAAACAACTGTCGACTCATCTGGAATAAGTTTTGTGCCACCATCGCCATTGAATACCTTTGCCCGGGCAACTGTCTCTGCAATAAAATTCCTGCCTGTGATTTTGTCAATCGTTGCAACCGCAGCATTTATAAAATCATCCGCAGAACCAACTACGATTGTGGTATTTAAAAACGAATTAATCTTTGCCTCGGTTGTATATGCTTTGTTGACTGACATATTTATTTTTTAACAGTTTTATTTGAATTCATCTGGCCATTGCGAACCTGACAAACCAGCACCAATTTCGGATCCTTTATTGGCCGATCTGAAAAAACCTTTTTCCCTGTCTTTTTATCCTTGTATGTATAATTTGTCATATTATCTTTTTAGTTAAGCACGGGATCGAGATCAATCGATCCCGTGCTTTCAAAATAGATAACTCTACCGATCCACTACTTAAGCAGACGATGCTGCTGTTGTAAGTTTTGTCATTGCTGTTGCAAGTACAACTACATACCCAACACGCTCGACAACTCTCAACGCAACCATGTCCTGCATGAATAAATCAAGATCCGCATTATCAGCAGTATTTCTAACTGTTGCCTGATCTGCGATTTTGACTTTCATTGCTCCTTTAGTACCGAACCATGCACATTTTTTCATGCTACCGAATAACACGAATGATGTCTCCGCTGCTGTATCTGCCTTTGTTGGCATAGCCTCAACAATCACGAACGGATAACCGTTGATTGTTGCTGGCTCTCCACTTGCTGCAGGCGAATAGATATATGCGCCATTATCATCTTTTAACTTTCTGATAAATGTGCGGATTGTTCTATTCAAATAATACTTCGCATCTTTAATCGCTCCAGATGGTGTTGCATCCTCCATGTCCATCAAGTCATCCACATCGATTGATGCAAACGTTGATCCTGTCATGGTGACCTCGTTTATGTCTGTGTTATTAAGCAACCCAGTGAAACTTCCATAAGTGGATGTTCCATCGCCTTTGAAAAATGCAAGATCTTCTTTTTCTGCCATCTTTTCTGCGAAACGTTCTGCCAAGAATCCGAACATGTCGATCTCGGTATCTTCTAACAATTCCTCTGTCAATGGCACGATTGCTGCAATTTTCTTTAGAGCCAATGTGACCTGACCAATTACTGCCTCTGTCGATGTCTTGTCTGCTGCTTCATCAGTCCATGTAACCGAGACATCGGTTGTTAGATTATTTAATTTTAGATCGCCCTTGGAAAGTGTGACATTAAACATCTCACGTCTTGCGACACCATACTCTGTCATCAAGTGCTGAACCTCTGCATTTAACTCGCTATCAATAGTGTATCCACCATTTGCATCGGTTGTTGACATGTCCTTTTTGCTAAGACCAGAATCGTTTGCAATCATTTCCTTTAATTCTTGATTGTCTCCAACGATCAACGCGCCAATATATTTTCTAATACGCACATTTGCTGCAACTCTATCAATCCCCTTGCGAACTGATGGATTGTATAGGCCTGCGCGCTTAGTCATTAAGTCCTTGTGTTCTTTGATAGCTTTTTTATATCCAACTTCCATTCCAATTTTTGCTTTTTTAACACCTGCCTCAACGCCCTTTTCAACCATCTTGCTGATGATCTTAGATGTTTTCTTTTCTTCATCCTCGCCCTCTTCTCCTGCTTCCTCTTCCTCTTCCTCGGCGCCCTCTGGTTTTTCGTCGCCCTCTTCTTCTTCCTCTTCTTCTTCGCCACCCTCTTCTCCTGCTTTCTCTTCTGGTAGATCATCAACTGCCTCTGTATCTTCCTTTGCTTCCTTTTGCTGTGCCTTTGACAATTTGCTAAATAGCATATTAGCCATTGCCTTTTCCTCTAAACTGGCATGACCACGCTCCAAGAGCTTGGCCAGCATTTTTAATAATTCTTTTAACATACTCAATTATCTTTTTAATTTTAACAATTTTCTTACCGCTTTATTAATTAGGCGATTGCGTTCAACTGTGACGCTCTCGGAGCGTGTTTCGACCGTATCCTCGCTGATGGCATTAGCCGCCTTGTTGATAAGTTTTAATATATCATTTGATGATTTTGTTTTTATTTTTGTTTTTTTAGTTTTAGTTTTTCGATGTGCTGGCACTGGCTGTGGGTCCCGAGGCTCGCCACCTTTATTTTTATTTTTCTTTTGTTTATCTTTGTCAATATCCCCACCATCGGGCGCCCCATAGCCGTTCTGACCCTCTGTGTTAGAAATATCTGATCCGTCTCCCTCTTCGTCATCGTCTCCCTCTTCATCGTCTTTTGATTCTTCATAATTCTTTTTAGTAAATAATGATTGAGCATTAGCCGGAACACTAACAGCGCTGATCTCTAGCAATTCACTTTTTAGAATCTTAAACTCTTTGTCAAATTCAAGCGGGATGAATCCGATGCTGGTTGCTTTAAGAAATCCACCGCTTGCCATCTTAAATGCCAGCTCTCCCTTTGGGTTTTCCTCTCTAGCAAAAACGATATCGCCCTCTAGCTTGCCAGTCTTTGTGCTTGGATTTAAAACTTTGCCAATGATATGCTCGATGCCATTATAATTATGACTGTCAAGGAATACCGGGTTTTTCTTGAAATTTCCCATCTCAAAATTCTGCACAACAATATCCCCATGGCGATCCTCCTTTGCTGTTGAAAAAACAGCATGAAATTTATTGTCTGAATCCTCGGCCTTTGTGAACTCCGTATCAAGCACAATAGACAAACCCTCGTATCCTTTCCCCCTGACAACATCCCACAATTCTTTTTGTGTTTTGACCTTTAAATCCGAGAGCGATTTATTCGTGATTT